GGGCGTGCTCGCGAAGTACAGCGGCTGATCGCTTGACAGCCTCGACACAGTGGATGGCGGGTGCGGCATGAGCCGTGCCCGCCATCTCTGTTTGAGGGCTCCATGATCGTTCGCGTCGGCGGTACGGATGTCGATGTTCGGATCGAGTGCGTGATGAGCGGCCCGCGATTCGGCCCGCTCGCGAATCTGTTCGGCTGGGCTCAAGCCCTCATGCCGCTTGGCATCCGCCCGACGCTCGGGCAGGGTGCTCTCTGGGGGCAAGTGCTCCAGCGGTGCATGGAGCAGTTCATCGACTCGACCGAGTACATCCTTTGCACAGACTTCGATTCGTTCTGGGGGCAGCGTGAAGTCTCCGAACTCGTCGCCCTGGCGATGGCGTTTCAGTGCGACGCCCTCGCCCCGCTGCAAGTGAAGAGGGAGGACGGTCGCCCGATGTTCACATTGCCAGGCACGCTGGACAAGCCGCCCGAGGGCGGGGCGACCGAGTTGCCGATGTCATGGTTCGCCGAGCCGGTGCAAGAGGTGGACTCGGCTCACTTCGGCTGCACGCTCATCTCGACGCGGGCTCTGAAGCGGACTCCGAAGCCATGGTTTCAAGATCAGCCCAACGCCAAGGGCGAGTACGGCGACGGGCGGATCGACGCCGACATTCACTTCTGGCGGCAGTTCCGAGCCGCCGGGAATCGCGTCTACATCACGCCCCGCGTCTCGATCGGCCACGGCGAGTATGTATCGGTCTGGCCGGGCAAGGATCTGCAATCCCCGGTCTTTCAGTACGTGGGCGACTACACCGCGAACGGTAAGCCGAAAACTGCATGGAGTCTCCCGAAATCGTGAAAATCAAACTGGTGAAGAACTACTCGACCTACACGGTCGGGCGGGTGGTCGAGTGCGAGAACGAGACAGCGGAGCGGCTCATTCGCGACGGCATCGCCGTGCGAGAGTCGCAGATGGATCTGATCGAAACGGCGACAGCCGAGCCCGAGGTCGAGCGGGCTGACGCACGACCGCGACGCGGCAGGAAACCGAATGCGATACCGCAGCCTCAAGACTCTGACTCAGCCGACGGTTGAGCCGGTCTCGCTCGCCGAAGCGAAGTCGCACTGTCGGGTCGATACCGACGCCGACGATGCTCTGATCTCTGCCTACATCAAGGCGGCTCGCGAGTGGTGCGAGGCGTACTGCGACGAGACTTTCGTTCATGCCCAGTACCGCATGACGCTCGATTCGTTCCCCGTGGAGATCGAGCTTCCTCGGCCACCGATGGCATCGGCTGGCACGACCACGGCGGTGAGCGTGACCTACACGCTGGAGAACCAGAGCACCGCGACGCTCTCGACCTCCGAGTACCGCGTTGATCGAGACAGCGTGCCGGGGGTCTTGCGGACGAACTACAACGGCTCTTGGCCCTCGCATCTGCTCGACTACAACGCCGTCACCGTCACATGGTGGGGCGGCAAGAGTGCCGACGGCTCTGGCGTGGAGCAGCGGATCAAGAACGCGATCCTCTGGCTCGTGGGCATGTGGTATGAGCGGCGGATGGCGGCAGACGCGGTGAGCCTCTCGGAGATTCCGTTTGGCGTGAAGGCATTGCTCGATTCCGCCAAGTGGGGCTCGTACCGATGAGCGTGTCGGGTCGCATCGCGATCGACGTTGAGTTCACTGACCGCACAAGCACAGCGGCCGGGAGTTCACTGAATACGATCGCACTTCGAGACGCAACGGAGTACACGTCTGGAAAGGTCGCGATCGTGACAGGGACGTGTGGCACGGCAGTGACCACCATATTTGAGGCCGGCATTGCTACTCCATACAAGAACGCACGAGGAGAGCCGGTCACGTTCGCACTTGGAGGGAATGTCACGAGGCTTGCGTTCTCGTCACGCGAACGCGTCGAGTTTTATATCAGTGGCTCTGATTTTCGCGTTGCTTCCGAATACAACCGTATTTCTGCAACGTGCCTCCTAGGAGGCGGCGCAGATGTAATCACGGCCCAAGCCATGATGGGCACGGCTGGCACCGCGTCCTACACGCTCGTGCTCTATGGAACATGAGGCACGAGCATGAGCGACGTTCGCGGCAAGTTCGTGATCGACGTTGACTTCACTGACCGCACCACGGCGACAGGCGTGCAGCGGATGAAGATCGTGTCGCTTGCGTCTGCGACTGAGTACCCCGATGGCAAGGTGGCGGTCGTGTCGGGAACGTGCGGCACGGCGGTTGTGAGCGTGCCCGTCGCCCCCACGACCTACAGGAACGCAGCCGGGAATCTAGTCTCGTTCGGCAGCGTGTCGCGGGTGGCGTTCCAGGCGAGCGGGCCGACGCTCGTGGCGTGCGACGGCATTGGCGGGTGCGGTGTGAATGATTGGACGATTTACTCGAGAGCGGGGCAGATTGCCGTTTCGGAAGCGATCGAGACCGCCTCGTTCTCCATCAACGTGTTCGGCACCGCCGGCACTGCCTCGTTCACGCTGGTGATGTATGGCACTTGACCCCGGCCGCTTCCGCGAGCGGATCACGATTCAGCAGGCCACCGAGCGACGCAACTCGCTCGGGGAGAGCACGCTGGAGTGGTCGACGTTCGCGACGCGGTGGGCCAGCGTCGAAGGGCTCTCGTCTCGCGAGGTGCTGCTCTTGGGGCAGCAACAGACCGAGGGCACGCACCGCGTGCGGCTGCGGTATCTCACGGGGCTGACGCAAAGTATGCGGCTCTTGTGGCGTGGTCGGGTGTTGGAGATTACGACGCTGCTCGAACACGCGAACCGCAGCGAGCACGAGTTGCTGTGCCAAGAGAGGGTGGACTGATGGCCGTCGCAGGGATTGAGATCACCGCCGAAATGGCTGAACTGCGGCAGTTGCAGCAGGACATCGGCCGGCTGTTCTCGCCTGCCGAGAAGGCTCGTATCCTCAAGGCTGCTCTCACGAAAGCGATCGAGCCAGCATTTCAGGCGTTGAAGCAAACCACGCCGCTCGGGCCGACGGGCAATCTACGGCGGGCGATCGCGAAGAAGATCATCTCCTATACGCGAGACGGGGCGGCGGTCGCGGTGCTCGGGTTCCGGCGGGCAGGGCTCTCCGCATCGGAAAGTGCGGCCGGCGGCACGGTGCGATCCGGGCCGGATAGAGCATTTCATCAATGGTGGCTGGAGGAGGGAACGCAGGCTCGGCAAGTCAATACGCTCTCGAATAAGCCCTACGGGAGAAAGGGACATCTGCGAAGGATCAAGGGTCGCCCGGCGGTAGAGGTGCGTCCGCACATTGTCCAGAAGGGGCAGGGCGGGTACATCGCTTCGAGCTTCAATCGGCTTGGGCCGTTCAAGATGATCCGCACTGACGATGGTCGCGTCCAGAGCGAGCCGGGCTACCCGAACGCGTTTTTTCGCAAAAGCAAAACGCCGATCACGATCCCGGCAATGAATCCCGGTGGCAGTGGCGAGCCTCCCCTCAAGACCGTTTGGGAACGCACGCAGCCCACCGTCGCCGAGATCCTCCAGCGGGAACTGCGGCTCTCGCTGGAGCAAGCCCTCGACACCCTCTCGCAGCGATCCTCGGGAACCATCGGCACATGAGCGTCAAATCCCCCGAACGCCTGCTCGCCGACGCCCTGGCTGCCGCCCCGCTCGTGGCCGACTTGGCTGGGGATCGGGTCTACCCGGTCATCGCTCCAGCCTCGGCAGCCCTTCCGTTCGTGACGTGGCGGCGGCAGGCGGTGCAGCGGGAAGCCACCCTCTCGGGGCCGTCTGGAATCGCGACCGTGACGCTTGCCGTGGACATGTACGCCACCACCTACGAAGCAGTAAGGGAACTGGCCGACCGCTGCCGCCAGACACTGGATGGTTTCAATGGGTCGCTGGGAAACTGGATTTCGGTTCGCAACGTGTCGCTGCTTAGTGAGAGCGACGGGTTCGTACAGTTGGCCGGCGGTGAGTTGCCCGCCGTCTACAGCGTGACGCAGACCTACACCATTCTCTGGCAGGAGATTTAGCCCGTGTCATTCTCGACCCCGCACGATACCTCGCTTTCCGGCAGTGGCACCCGGCTTACACTCTCGCTCAATGGCGTCACCTCGACCTATGTGGTGAGCAACATCGTCATCTCGAACACTAATCCCGGTGCGGCTGGCGACACGCAGATCGACGTTGCCCACCTCGGGCAGACTACGGGCGAACTGGCGGCTCGAATCAGCCCGCCGCTCGTGGTGCCCGCTGACGATGGCGGGTCGGGTCGGCAGATCACGTTTGACTACCTCGGCAAAGTGGTCATCAACGACGGGGCCACGGGAACCTACCACATCCAAGTGGCTGGCGTGACGCTCGTCGGCGGCACCACGGCGAGCTACCACACGGTGCAGAGCTCGACGTTGACGCTGGCGACGAACGACGCGATCCGAGGTCAGGGCGTCATCACGGTCGCCCGATAGTCATGACGGGGTGCCGTCATGGCGATTCCATGCCAAGGGTTCACGTTCACCTGGGGCGGGCTGACGCTCTCTGAGGTGCAGGCTCTCGAAGCCGATACCTACGGCGGCGAACTCCCGCAGGGTCGCACGACCACATGGACGCCGAATCTCGGCGAGGTGCGGCTGCTAGGGTTTTCGCTGACGAACCTTGGCATGGCTGACTATGGCAAGCGGAAGCGGCTCACGATTACTTGCCCGCCAACTACGGCAGGCGGCTCGCTGACGCTGTTTGATTCCGACTGCATATACAGCGGCTACCGCGTCGACTCGCAGGCGAATGACGCCGTGCGATTTGCCTTCACCTTTAGGGTGATGGATACGGTCGGTGCTCCGACCGCACCATAGGAGAGACACAGATGGCACTGACGGCAGATCAGATTCTTGCGGCGGATGATCTCGGGCTGAAACGGGTCGCCGTGCCCGAGTGGGGCGGCGACGTGTTCATCCGCGTGATGAGCGTGGGGGAGCGGGATGCGTATGAGCGGAAGTGGATCGGCAAGAAAGAGACCGGCATCGAGAACTTCCGCACGCAGTACCTCGCGGGTGTGCTGTGTGACGAGACCGGCAAGCTCCTGTTCAGTCGTGACCAGATCGACAAGCTCGCGAGCAAGTCGGGTGCGGTGATGGGCCGACTGTTCGATGAGGCGATGAAACACAATCGGATGACTGAGGAGGATGTGCAGGAACTGGGAAAAGGCTGAACGCGAGCCCGACTCGTCGGTACATGTTCGCGGTCGCACGCGACTTGAAGATGACCGTCGGCGAGTTGAGCACGCGAATGGATTCGGCCGAGTTCGCTGAATGGATCGCCTACAACCGCTACTTCTCGGCGTTGCCCGACTCGTGGCGGGAGACGGCGTTGATCGTCACGGCTCTCCTCGCTCCGCACATCGGAAGAAACCAGAAGCGACCCAAGCCCGAGGATTTCATTCCGATCGAAAAGCCGCCGCAGCACGAGTCGCAGGACATGGCAGCGTTACTGGAGTTGCGACGGCAGTTAGGTCTCGGCGATCTCGAAGTGAACGATGGCTAATGTACTTTCCCTAGCGTTGCGGGTCACGGCTGACGCCAGCGGGCTAAGGCTCGATCCGGTGCAGCGTGCGCTCGTGGGGCTCGGGGATCAAGCCGACAAGCTCACGAGTCAGTTCTCAAAGTTCACGGGCAACAGTGAAGCGGCGGCAGCGGCTCAGGCTCGGTTTGAGAAAGAATCCCAAGGACTCATCAACACGCTTCGCGACGGCGGCGACGGTGCCGCGACGCAGTTCGCCGTGGGCTTCGAGCGTCTGACCGAGGCGGTCAACAAGGAAGCCGCCGCGTTCGAGCGGGCGGCCCGGATCACCGAAGCGAACCTCCTGCCGCTGGAGCGATTCGACCGCACCCAGGCTGAACTGAACGAGCAACTGGACGCCGGGCGGATCTCACTGGAGACCTACAACCGGGCGACCGAGAACGCCGCCAAAGGGCTGACCGACGCGGAGCGGGCAGCACGCGGGCTGGCAGTGCAGCAGAAAGAAATCGACACCGCAGCGACTAGCACGACGCTCAAGTTCAACGAACTGTCGGGCGTGTTCTCGGTACTGCCCGGCCCACTAGGCAACATCGCGGGGAGGATCTCCGGCATCGCCAGTGCGAGCGAGGGTCTGTCGCGAGTGTTCGCGGGCGGACTGAAGGCCGGGCTCACGAGCATTGCCTCGTCAGTCACTGCTCTCATAAACCCGTTCACGCTCGCCCTCGCTGGCATCACGGCGTTTGCGGCCGGGGCGGTTGCGGTCGTGCGTGGCTTGGTCGCCTTGG